AGTATAGCGGCGCAACCAGGGCAAGATCGGAACCAGGTCGCTCTCGCCCCGCACGGCCCCCACCGGACGATTCACCGCATAGTGCAGCAGCACCGGCCCCTCGCCGGCGGACGGGTGATCCGGCGCGTACCACGCCCGCCCGTCCAGTTCACCCAGGGTCCCGCCCTCCCAGAACACCTGTTCACTCTCGTAATCTTCCGGATCCACTTCAATGCGCACGATACGGGACGCCGAGATAGCCCGCACATAGGCCATGCCGTCCACAGGGTTGACGAAGAGGGCCACGAACAACTCCCCCGACCGAGCCAACTCCTCGCACCAGGGCAACAGCCGCAACGCCATACGATTCTGCCGATGCGCCCAGAAGCCGGAGAGATAATCCGCCAACTCTGCCCGCTCTGTGCGCAGCCGAATCCCCGATCCCACCACATAGGCTCCAATCAGGGAAATGATGCGCCGGGCCAGAGGATTGGTACGCCATGCGTCCAGGGCGTCGGTGAACTCTGCGGCCAGTTGTTCCCGTGGCTTGTCCATGTCCGTGCCCGAAGAGAGCAGGGAAACCAGGCCATCGTCCGGCTTGCCCACGTCCACGGAGACAACACGGGCCAGCCAGAAGACAAAGCGCTCTCGCCAACTCATAGACTCGCTCATCAGACCCCGTTCTCGTCTGCCATCATGGAAGATTCCGCAATTTCAGCCGCCTCACGCTCACGCTGCACCCTGGCCATGGTCTCTCGATAGCCTTCCCGCAGCCGCCACCAAATCAGCCCAAGCACTCCAAAGACCGCAAAAAACGCCAGCAAAGAGACCACAACCCCGGCCCACCCCGCCAAGAGCGCTTTCGGCCATCACTGGGTCAGCACCCGCCGTAAGAAACCCGGCCCCGTCGCCCCGGCCCCCCGTGTACCCGCCATCGTGTGGACCGTGCCCTGGGCCTGATATTCCTGCCACAGCTTCAACAAGCCGGCCAGCACCGCCACCACCCCGGCCCCCTGGGTCGCCACGGTCTCTGTGCCGAACAGTTGTTCAGCCAAGACAACCACTAGAAAAAACAACCCCGTCCATGTCACATTTGGCGCTTTCATGTTGATCTTCTCCTTTGGCTGTCACCAGCCAGCTCATTCGTGAAATTCGTGAAATTCGTGGTTGCAAATCAGAAATCAGAAATCAGTCCTCTGCCCTGCTGACCTCTGCCCTGCTGACCTCTGTTCTCTGTCCTCTTTCCTCTGACCTCTGCCCTCTGTCCTCTGACCTCTGACCTCTGTCCTCTGCCCTCTGTCCTCTGACCTCTGCCCTGCTGACCTGCTGCCCTCTGCCTTGCTGTCCTCTGATCATCTGTACCGCAACTCAATCCACAGCACCACCGCCAGCCACACCCCCACCACAACCGCCGCCGCCCCCACGGCCTCAGCCCCAGCGCCGGCCAACCCGGGCGCCACCTGCAACACCAGCACCAACCCGGCCACGGTCAGCCAGGCCAGGATGACGTAGATCACAATGCGGCCGGCCTTGCTATTCTCCATTGATTTGCCACTCCCCACGAATGACGACCTGCTCGGCATCTTCTCGGCCCAGGGCCAGCTTGGCCAGTTCCACCGCATCCGTGGCCTTGCGCCCGGCAGCCAGCCATGCGTAGAACTGGCGAGCAAACTCCACCGCCGCCTCGTCCTTTACATCTTCCCGAACGCCGATCACACACTGCACCCCATCCACGAAAAGAGCGTCCACAACATCCAGAGACTCACAGCCGTTGGCGAACACGAACTGCACCGCATAGCGAGCAAACAGCCGCCGCCACCAGCCCACCGACGCCATGCCATCCGCCAGGGGGATGCCTATGTCCGTCATGTGGCCGAGCAAATGCACCGCCCAGGGACGCAGCCGCTCCATCTCGCCGATCAGACGATTGCGGCTCACCGGGTCCGCCAAATATTCGTAGTGCAACCCGCTGTCGAAAATGGCATCGACCTCGTCCCGAATCTTCAATTTACCGGGTTCCACCGCCACTACCAAGACCATGACAGCCGCCACGGACTGCTCAACGGGCGAATCCATGCGCACGCTCGGCGGGATCACCAGCCCAAACTGACGCACCAACGTCTTGATCACCTCGTTGAGCCGCTTGATCTCGTCGTCCTGGCGGATCAACTCCGCCCGCAGCGTCTCAATTTCTTGTTCCATGGCCGCCATGCCGTCCTTGTTGGCAAGCGGGGCAAAAACCAGCACCCCCAACAAAATCGCCAGCACAGGCCGCAGATAGAACGGTCCCAAGACCACAGACGACACATACCCTAGCACGGCCGCCCCGTACGCAATCCCCGCTGCCGCACACACGACAGCGATGCTCCCCCAGAAAATACGCCGGGCTGGTTGATGAGTGAGCATCGCCAAATATCCAGTGGACAGGCCGGCGAAGATGCCCAGCAATGTATTGAGCAACAACAATAAATCACTCATGAATATGAATTCTCTTTGGCTGCCGGCTACTATTTGCTACGCCGCATGACCGGAGGCTGCATGGCCGGATCTATCGTGGCATCCACCGCCGCCCGCCATGCGGCCCGGCAGGCTACGGGATCCGGCCGTGCGTTGCAGGACTCGACCACCATCTGACGCAGACCGGCCAGCCAACCATTCGTGGAATTCGTGGAATTCGTGGTTGCAATCGGCGCAGGCTGGAAGAGGGGCGCACAACCGGACAGGATCAAGGCCAGGATCAGGACCAGAAAAAGCGCTCTCTTCTTACCGTCCACAATGACCATCCTGTGGATCGCCGCACAATGGCTGAATCCATCTGATTGCCCCGCCCTGCACGGTGACCTCTGACCTCTGACCTCTGACCTCTGACCTCTGACCTCTGACCTCTGACCTCTGACCGCTGGCCTGACCCGGCGCAACCACCACAAGCAAACCCAAGACCACGAGCATTGCCCACATTTTCCGCATTTTGCACTTTCCTTTCTCACAACCCATCCAGAATATCAATCGCCTCAATCACGATTGATGCCTTTGTGTTGATCCCCGCCGCTAGTAGACCGTAGCGCATGGCGTCATAACTATCATCACCGCCGTTACCGTCTTCGTCGGCGTCCACCTTCAGAACATCTTCAGGCCGGTTGGGATTGTGAACCATGGCCGGGATCTGCTCGATCACCGTGGGACAGCTCTCGAAGACGAAGAGGCGGGGATCTTGCCCCCGGTCCACGTCCCCCAACAACCCCAAAATTCTCCCGGCCCCGTTGATGCGGTCCATGTCCGCCGGTCTCAAGTCAAGCCCCAGGTCGACGTACTGTTCGGCAATCGTGGGAGATGTAGCGTCCCGCTTGGCGAAAACGTCACTGCCGGCCACCACGGGGTAGACCTGCTCAAGCGTGCGCCCCAGCCGCCCCAGCAACGCCGTGACGCCGGCCACATGATGCGCCGGCAAAGTGCGAGCCGCCACCCACTCCCCAATCACGTAGATGTTGCCGTCCCCGTCCTGGGTGAAGATTACGAAGACCGTGGGATGCTGGAAGCCGTAATCCATCCCCATCCACACCGGCCAGTCCAGGGGGATCTCGAAGGGCGCAATCACATGCGCTTCCCGCTTCCATGTGCTGAAGAACTGGCCGGCGGCAATGTCCCAATCCCCGTAGCGATACGCCCGCAAGCGCCAGCCCGTGTTCTCCTCCAGTTTGCGCCGATAGTCCGGGTCGATGAAGACGTTGTCCTCGACTGTGGCCGGGATGAAGCGGGTGTAGGTCTCTTCGTTGGCCCGGTACGGATCGAGAAAGCGCTTCTTGTACCAGGCGTGGCCGATGTTGCCCGGATTGGTCGAGTTGTACACCCGTGCCCGCCAGCCCAATTTGGACGTTCGGTTACTGTCTCGCAGAGTCTGGTATTTCAAGGGCGAGAGGCTGGTGCATTCCTCGATGACGATCACGTCATACTCGATGCCCAAATAGCTGTCGACGTCCTTCTCGTCCTTGAAGTGGCCGATGATGATCCGGCTATCATCCCACAGGGTGACCACGCCCGAATTCTGGTTGTAGTCATGCTTCACATGCTCTAATACCGTGCGGCGCAGATCCTCGAACTGTTCCCGGGCGTTCTTGCCGATCTTGCGCAGGTAGAGGGCCTTGAGACCCGGATAGCGCCGGCAGGCATCCAGA